GCAACGTCAAGACGAAGAAAACCGACAATCAGTTCTGAAGGAGTTCTCACGGAAGTCATGGAAGAAAATGCCCCAGCTTTAGACGAGACTTTTGCTCCTTTGTGGGAAGTAACAGAATCCGTTGAGAAGATTGTTCCTGTGGCGGAAGAAGAACCTGCACCGGTCGTTGAAACTGTCACCGAACCTCCCGCAAAAGTCAAGAAACCACTCGATCTTCGAAAGTCGGTACGAACCCCACGTAATGTCCCCCGGTTTTCATCTGTTCGAAAAACAACATGAGTATGCGTCCCCCAAAACTAAGAGCGTCTGAGTTTGTAAATCAGTTTGTTGCAATCTTGAACACAACTGAAGCGAACATGAAGTTTGCAGGACTTCCCAGAGGAACTCTTCGGGGTACGATTGTGGACGTCAATGACCCTCTGGAGCGTGGACGCGTCAAAGTCATCTTCGATGACATGAATATTGACATCCCGCAGCGAACCGGTGCAGACGGGGACTTTGCTTCCCAAAGGCAAGGGGAGCAATCCGCACCTTCCCACTGGATCGATACTTCTCCTGCGTTCAAGGGTAAACAGCCCCGAGGATTAGTCGGAACAAGGGTGAACATCGTTCCGTCAAGTGGCGAGTATCAATACGCTATCTTGCAAGACGTTCTTTATGACCCCGAACTCTTGGCGGCATCGGCTAAGGAAAACCTTAAGATGCCGACTAATAGTTCAATGACACGTCTCCCCGTGTACGACTCTGGAAGTCTTCCTCCGGCGTCCGCGGAAAACCATGGTTGCACACTCATAGAGTCCGGGGGTCCAATGAACTCCGACTGGTTGTGTGTTTGCCTTCGCAGAAATGGTAGTTTCGTTTGGGTCCGTCACGTTGATCTGTCCCACGGTCATGCAGGAGGGGATGACAATATTCAACCCCCGGACTACGGCGGAGATACTCAGCAGCCGACCTACCAACAAACTATATGGGATGGTGCTTTCCCCACCACGGGAAAACCGATGCCAAGAAACTCAAAATACGGCACTTCTCCCACACCTAACCCATACGGTTCGAACGCCAAATACTACGATCCTCCCACTTAACCATGGAACCCGCTTTTCCGGCTATTGAAGTCACTTACGACTACACATACCCAACGTTTGATGTTCCCGGGGTTGGAAAACCAACCGACGTGTTCACCAACCCTTACAATAAAGTGGTTACTCTGGAGGAGATTGGAACATTGTCGGATTACATCGTCGTTGGAGGAATTCGGTGGGTTCCAGTCAAACTACAGGTTACGGGACGTGCAACTTGCAACCTCAATGGAGTCCCGGTTCTAGTACCCCTGGGTGGCCCTTGGTCAGAAATTGACTACGCTTTACCAACTGTTCCAAACATTTCTTACGGGTAGGTATGGCAATCCGTCGTCCCAGTATTTCATCGCCCGCGTGGCTTTTTCAAGATTTTCTGTATCTTGACAATTCACCGGAACAACTGCGATACCTGCAGGTAAAATGGGACGGGGAGCCGTTCACTCGGGTTTCACAATCGTTCGATTTCAGTAATCCCCCGTACGACGATGAGGAGCAGCGTGGTGGTTTCATCGTTGCCCAAATTGACTACACAATCGAGGGTTATTTGATCACGATTGACCAATGGGACGTTAACTGGAGGGATGAGTGGCCGTTAAGGTTGGCGGCAAACTACTTGCGAAATTGCCTTTACCCTCAAGAGAAGGGTTACGTTATTCAAGTGGCGAAAGACGCCTATTCTTTCTGGGCGAGTGAATATTTCTTCCCCGTATCCAACGAACCGTTTACCGATCTTTACTCCTGGAGGGGTTGATGGCTGCACCTAGAATAAAAGAAATCCTTCTTACGACGCCCACCACGGTTGTTCTGTATTTTGATGCGCCCCTGGACACAAATATACCAGTTCCGGTAACATCGTTCACCGTGAACTATGGGCAGTACGGTGTTGAGACCATAGTTTATTCGTCCGACACCATGGTGTCGTTGGGAATAGACAGCTCTTTAACCCCGTGGGATCAGATATTTGTCTCGTATGAACCTCCGCTAGATCTAAACTTGTGCCTTAGGGGGCCAATTCCCCCTTCTGCTAATGATGTCGTCAAGAAGCGTAATGCCGTTCGTGCCTTTTATCGTGTAGCAGCCCGGAACACTCTAGCACCGGACGAAACTTCTGATGGCACCCGCACCCGTTCAAACCTTGGGCAGACTATCGGTGGTTTCGGGTTCCCGTATCAGAATCGCTCCGGAGTTTTAACGCCAAACAAAACCGACCCAAGAAGCGCCACCCCCGACGATTTCGTTGTGGCGTACGGTCTGAAAGAAGCCATTCAGCTAACTAACATTGATGATGCGGCAGCGACTACCGTTAATGTTCCTAAACTGCAGATGGCGATTCAAGACGCCAACTCGCTGATCGACTCGTATATTGAGCAGTCCGGAAAAGCTGGAATGGTGCTAATCACCAGCAACCGGCGTCGAACAGCCCTTACGATTGCCCGATACTACCTGGATACAGTTCGTCGAAGGGAAGACGTCTACAAGGATTATGACGCAGCCCTGAAACAACTGCAGGCTGAGATGAAGATGACGGCAATTCGTGCCGGAAACGGGGACTCAGCTGTAGATACTCCCCAGGGAATCATGCGGTCTTGGAGGATTCCTCAGCGTTACAACTCGGTCAGCGGGAAAGGACTCTCAGGATGGACTACCGATACAGCCGGAGATCAAGCACCGGATTACCGTATTGGCTGGGGCGCAATCGGGCAAAATAACGATTTCCCCAATTGGGTCACGGTTAACAACTTCATTGAACTGGGTGGAACTCTACAGATCGCCGAGCCAAACGATGCCGGTGGCTGGTACATTGACGGCTCTAACACCAATTTCCCTTAAACCATGGAATTAAATACAATCTCTCGTATTGAGCAGTTCATTGTTGATGCGCTTATCGCTTCGCCCCTGATTCCCATCAGTGTGAACGTTCTTCGCCTTGCTGACGCAATTGAGAACGAGGGTATCGTTCAACAGACCAATAACATTGTCATACGGTACACAGGGTCGTCAGACACCGTGAAAAATCGTGTTCCGATGGTTTTCGAGAGGAACATGAGTTTTGAACTTAATTTCTCTTGTCAGAACTATCTTTCGTCCTCTGGGCACGATTTTGCCACACAACTTCTCACTGGTGCGTTCAATACTGTTAACGGTAGTGTGCCATCCGGGGCATCGGTTTCAGTTATCCAACCGTTTACGTGTCAGAATGAGACTTTTACCGGTTTAAGTCCCGAGTCGCAATACACATACACTCAGATTTATGTGTTGATAATTGAAGAGGCTCTTCCATACGTTGCGCTTGATCCTTGCGTTCAACGTGGCGATTGCCGTCAAATATTCCCAGGTCACAACGTTGAAACCAAGCTCCCCCTGGGCGGTGTAATGGATTCCGCAAGCGGTGAGATTTACGTCCCCTGGTACACGGGTTCCAAAGAGCCCGCAGAAGATTATAACGTTTGCGATGGAATTCGCTGGAGCAATCCCGCTACACAAACGGGAGATTGGGTGTTTGTTTGCGACCCGGAAACCGTTTTCCTTCCCGATCCACTGAACCAGCCGATTTATCTTTTAAGCAATAACAGCTATACTGAAGATGGAAGATTGGTGGTAACTGTTTGGGACGCCGAAACAAAAGAGCCGTTGGAGGAAGTTTTCTATTGCCCCACAGGTAAGAAACTTGCGAGATACGCCGTGGAGCTCTGGAACGACATCGCAACGAAAATGGACCCGATCTCCTCGAACGCTAATCAATACGCTTCGTGGTTCTCTGGATTCAATCAAGGGGAATTTGCGGTGGTTACGGGTGGTTATGCGTTCTTGAATGCAGACCCCCTCAACCCGGAGGCGAAGCAACTTTACCTCGATGGAGGTGCGTTGATCGGCGTAGTTCCCGAAACTTTCATTCAGACTCCGAAAGGAAGATACTACTTTGTGTCCAAATCTCCCCAAGGAAAAGGGTGGATACAAGAAGGGTCGTTTGAGTTAGCGACTATCAACTCGCTCTGGAAACTCGGATGCCTACCCTGTCAAGGGAACCCAGGTCCTATCGCCCCCTGCTGATGAACACATCTCAAGAACTTTGGCACTCTTATCACTCTGCCGTTCGCGCAGGTGAGATGGACAAAGCTAAGGAAATTCTCAAGAAAATCATGAGTTACAAAGGAAATCCGCCGCCGCCAAAAGGTGGGTGCGCTAAATGTAGAAAGAGTCTTTACTGATGGCTAAATCACGCGACGATATTATCAAGCAGAAAGAGCTTCTTGCTCAGGATACCCTTCTTGTAGCGAAAGACGCTCTGGATCAGCTTGCCAACCAGATGGAAGAGTGCTCCACCCGTGACCTCGTCTCTATCTTCAACAGTGCGATCAAAGCACACAGGGAAATCACCTCGGACATCGTTGCTTTGACGCAAGTTGAAACAAAGAGTGAGCAAGAGCTTGCCCTTGCATACGACGGAAAAGTAGGGGAACTACTTAAGAAACTGACTGGGGAATGAACATGAAACCGAAAGTACGATAACCCGTCATGAATTTTCAACACCCCACAATTACGCATGCTTCTCAACTTGAGGAGAAGTCACGATGGAGAAAATACCTCAGGGGTATCAAAGAACTTCAACTACTGGAAGCACCACGGTCAGTTGTCCAAGATTACCGCTACAAAGCGGCAAAAGATTGTTTTTTGGCTTATTGCGACATAATGAAGGGAGGTGATCTAAAGGTAGCACCCTTTCACGAGATTATCGCGAGTGCTTTCGAAGATCTATACGAGAGAAAATATCGTCGATTAATCATTTCGTGTCCGCCACGATCTGGTAAGTCTATGCTCTCAACGATGTTTTTGAGCTGGCTTTTAGGTAAAGACGAAAGAACGCAACATATTCTTGCCTCTTACGGCGCATCCCTCTCTCAGAAATTTCACAGGGAGGCTGTCATAATGATGAAAACGCACCACTATAAGAAGATTTTTCCGGAGTTTTCGGGTTTCAATAGAGACTCCAAATACGACATGGTGGGCGGGGGGTATATACTTGCCACTTCGGTTGGTGGAATTCTTACGGGCTTTACTTCGGGTACAACGGACATGGACTCACCGGGCATAGGTGTGGCCCTTATTGATGACCCGTTGAAGTCGTCTGATTCAAAGGCAGCGCTGGACAATCTAGACAGCTGGTGGGCCGAACAAATGTCGACTCGTAGAACTAACCATTACGCCCAGGTGATCGTTGCTACGCGATTCCACGAGAAAGACCTGCACGGTGTTCTTCTAGATGGGGATGGCGTTTACGACCCTGATGAGAATCCCTTTGGTTGGAGGTGGATTAACATCCAGGGTTTATGCGAAAACCCCGAAAGTGATATTCTTGGCAGAGAATACGGGGAGTCTCACTGGGCTGAAAACTCTGCTTTCTCGGTTCCGATGCTGGAATCGCAGAAAAAAATCATGGGTAGCTTCAAGTTTGCTGCTCTGTACCAAGGCGTCCCAGTTGCTGCTGAAGGTCAGATTGTAAAAAACAGTTGGATTGAAGTGATCGAGGAGGAGGATTGTCCTCCACTGGACGTTGTTTGGCTCGCGGCTGACTGCGCTTTCTCGGAGAGGCAGATGGCTGATGAAACGGCCATCTGTGTGGCAGGAATCAATATGCGTGATCCCACGGTTATTTACATTCGCGACATTGTGAAAGGCCGCTGGGGATTTCCGGATCTTGTTGAAGCGGTGAAGCACAACTACAACTACTATGGAGCAAAAGTATTGTGCATCGAAAAGGCTGCGTCTGGGCACTCACTTATCCAAGTTCTTCGAAAAGAAGCAAAAGTTCCGATCGAAGAGATGCGACCGCTCAAGTCGAAGACGACACGATTACAGGCCGTGTGTCCTTTACTCGAGAACAGCAGGGTTAAACTGGTTCAGGGGTTCTGGACCGACGCATTCATCAAAGAACTTACCGCATTTCCGTTCGTCCGTCATGACGACAGCACAGATGCTTTTGCGTGGGCGCTCACTTACTATGCAATGAAAATGGACGTTGTTGATCGCGGTCTTCAAGAAACCATTATTCAGAACAAACGATTCAAAGGTGATCTTCGCAGAGAAGGTTTGGGCGATAGCACGCTGTTTAACGAAATTACAAGAGGTCGTCAGAGATTGTTCAGTGGCGACACGGCGATTAACGACCCGGATTACGACTCTGTTAGTCAAGACTCAGACCCTCGTTCCGCTTTCGTGAGTGGAAGGAGTCGTGGGCGTCGGGGAATCGGCTGGGACACTCACATTTAACCGGCGATTAGTAACCGCTCTAAAAGTTGCTGTCCTTTACAAGACAGATTACCATGGCTATTCATCCTACAGACTTCAATAGTGAAATTATGCGTGCCGAACATGGCACGGTTGTATTGGTAACTTCTCCAATGGCTGACAAGTATTTGCAGAAAGCCAGAGAGAAACAATACAACGTTCCGGACGATCGGTATTCCAGATGGTGTGGCGGGAAGGGGGGATTTGACGACTATTGCGAACGAGTACATTAAACATTTGTTGAACTGTGGTTGGTGGTATACAATATGGGGTAAAACTTGGTGTACGAGTTGCCCTTCCAACCATGACTCGTTCCATTAGTTCTGAAGGGGGTGAGTTCGATGTAGAACTGATTAGCAACGAAGAATACAATGTATCCACTGTTGTCCCCTTATTTAACATGTTAGATTCAAAGACGAAGCGCAAATCCCGCCGCCAGACAGACGAGAAAGAGTATCAATCCCGTGGGATGGATGTTCTCCCTTTCTGTCCAAAGACTGACAATCAAGAGAACCTCTGGACTTCACTCAATAAAAACACAGTCACTATCGCTATCGGACCCTCGGGGGTTGGTAAAACTTTAGTCGCATTGTGGTGGGGGCTTGACGCCATCAAGCGCGGTAACATCGACAAAATTTACTACGTGCGCAGTGATGTTGGTTGCGATAATCAACGGGGTAGGGGAGCTCTTCCTGGAACTCTTGACGAGAAGATGGCACCTTTGGTAGGGCCGGTTCACGACAATCTAGTTGTTATGACTAGGTCTAATGGTGCGGCTGAGTACCTTTTGTCTAAGAAAATCATTGAAACAATGATGCTTGAGGACATTCGCGGGCGCTCGTTAAATAACTGTTTGATTATTTTTGACGAAGCGCAGAACTCTAAACCGGAGAATGTCAAGACTGTTATCAGCCGAGTCGGTGAGGAGTCCAAAGTGATTATCACCGGTGACACTCGACAGATTGACCTTGAGGTTTTTGCCCGTGATAGCGGACTTCTTGACTCTTATCACAGATTGGCGAACATCAACGGTGTTGGACGAATTCAGTTTGACCGCTCTGACGTCGTTAGAAACGGCATAATTGCCGACATTTTAAGTGCTTACGAGGATTAATCATGTTAAACTTTATTCATTGCGTATAACTTGAACTTTTACAAAGACTGACTACAATGGGAAGTAAGTACCGCTGGTTTGATTTCGCCTCTACTGCCGACAGGATGGCAGCTGCGTATGACAGAAACATCGAAAAAACATCTTCAGGACCTAAAAAACCAGCGGCTTCTTCCGGCAAGTCCGGAGCCACCAATAGTGAAATTCGAAGTGCAAATGAAGAAGCAGTTGGGGGAAAACGTGACAAATGCAAAAAAGGAAAATCTTGCAGCGCGACGTGCATTTTTTACAATGACAAGTGTTTAGTGGGATTGCCGTATGAACTTTCAGACGATCTAAGAATGGTTAGAAATGAACTCCAGAAGAGAGTCGGCAAAGGTATTTCGGACGATGAAGCCGGAACAATCTTTGAAAAACACCTCAGAGTTCAGGATGAATTGAAATTTGGCCCAAATATTGAGCTTGTAAGAAGAAACGAGAAGGGGGAACTGGAGATTCACCCTGATTTCAAGAAAAATTTGAAGGATATAAAAAACGACACCAAGGAAATGAACTCCGTTATCGAGGATATTCGCAGAAAACATCCACCAGACAAAGCCGACGAAAAGATCGCTAAAGTTATAGATGTGGTGGTTCCAACTCTCACACCCCGCGAGAGGGAGAAAATCTCCTACACACCGCCGGAAGCTCTGGAATATATTCACAAAAACAGGAATACCTTTGA